GGGGGGGTGGCGAATTCTATAAACAAGTAGGCACCCATTCAGTTATTCGTGTAAAAAAGAACATATATGTCATATAAATATAAAAACTCTTTTTTGTTGGGTCATATAGAACTTACAGAAAAACAGAGTCAATTCCATAAGATCATGAGGAACCCCGATACGCGGGTAGTATTTATTAGTGGGCCAGCTGGGACGGCTAAGACATTTTTGTCAGTGTATACGGCAATATATAAACACAATGAGGACACCCTGCTTAAGATCCTATATTTGAGGAGTTTAGCTGAGAGTGCGGAGAAGGGGATGGGTTTTCTGAAAGGCAGCATGGATGATAAATTTAATCCTTATATTGGTCCGTTGGAAGATAAGTTGAGTGAACTTTTAAGTGACCATGAGAGACATCAATTAGACCAGCGGGATGCGGTAGATGCGGCCCCGATTAACTTTCTAAGGGGTGCGACTTGGAAGAACAAGGTTGTTATAGTTGATGAGGCACAAAATATGACAGTAAAAGAACTAACAACAGTATTAACGCGAATCAGCACGAATACTACGTTGTTTGTATGCGGGGATACAATGCAGAGTGATATATACTCTACTGGGTTCAGTAAATTCTGCAAGGTGTTCGATGATAAGGAGAGCCGTTCTTATGGCATTCATCATCTTAAGTTTACTAAAGATGACGTTATGAGAGATAAGATCATAAGCTACTTAGTAGATAAAATTGAAAAAAGCGATATATATTAATAAAATTAGCCATGAACAAACTTTTTTGTGTATCATGTGGATTTAAAATCTTGTATGAGGTCACGAAGCCAAAATTTTGCTCAAGTTGTGGGCAAAGCATAGCTTCATTATCGACCTCTTCCAAAAAACAAGAGCCTGAAGAGGAAAATGAGTTGGATTTAGATTTAAATAAGTTGAAGAGGGGGATTGTCGCAGAAGTGTCCACTCAGAAAACTAATTTAGGACAACTTTGGAGTTCCGTTACTTCTTCAGAGGCAAATATGCCTAGAGGTGATTATAAGCGACCAGCATCTAAAGATCCAGATGGTCAAGCTCTGTTAGACAAAACTATTCAAGATTGTGCCTCATCTCGTATGAGAGATATTGATGAGTCATAATTTTGACAGTCAACGTGATGATCTAGAAGAACTTCTAAAAAAATATAGACCTAAGTGGCAATTAAGCGCCTTGGCGTGGATGGACTATGATGATGTCTGTCAAATAATACGCTTACATATATTTAAGAAGTGGCACCTTTGGGATCAGTCTCGACCATTTAAGCCTTGGGCTTCGATGATTATATCAAATCAGATAAAGAATCTGATTCGTAATAATTATTCTAGTTTTGCCAAGCCTTGTTTGAGATGTCCTCATAATATGGGGTCAACATTTTGTGATTATACGAAAAGTGAAGAACAAGATGAAACTTGTGCGGAATTTGCCAAGTGGAAGAAGAAAAAGGAAAAAGCATACAATTTGAAGTTACCACTTGCTTTGGAGGAGGGTGTATCAACGGGAACGGCGACAATAAAAGATTTTGTAGATTATAAGGATTCTTCGATGAAGTTACATAATCTGGTGATGAATCAGTTAAGCGAGAAGCACAAGAAGATATATTTTATGTTATACATCGAAAACATTGATGAAAATGATATTGCGAAGAAATTTGGGTTCAAGGCTGACTCTTCCAAGAGAAAAAAACCGAGATACAAACAAATGGCAAATTTAAAAAAGAAATTTTATACAATTGCCCTTAAGATAATGAAGGATAACGATATATTATGAGTGATTTTGAGTTAACAGAGGATCAGAAGCAAGAAATTGCCGATGAGTTCGATAAAAATCCAGATTTGAAGCACATTACGCAAACTGTGTTTAAAAATTCGTCGTTAGACGGCAGATCTAAAGAAGGAAGAGCTGTTAGAGCATTTTTAATTAAAAATAATTTAGATTTTACCACTACTTTAGCGGTAAAGGCTGAAGAAATTGATTTAACAACCGATCAGAAACAATTTTTGATGGGCAACAACGTAGAGCGAGGCATGAACGCTCTAGAGATTACGAGGCTAACATTTAAAGACAGAGATATACAACCTCTTACTCAACAACATAGGACCGTAATGGAGTTCCTACGTCGATACAGGCCCGAGATAGTCGATGACAATGAAATGATAACCAACGACAAGTGGTCGCCTCCTAAATCGCTTTCTAGAGCCATTAAGAAGGTAAATGACTGGGCTGGTCAAACCTTCGATGAAATAACAATACAAACAAAACAAAAAAAGATGTGTGAGAAGTTGCTCTTCTACCTGAAGAGTCCGAGGTTCGTGCATTTTATAAATCAATACTCAATTATAGCTGACAGAGACTTATTTGAGAGTGAGTTTGTTAGAACAATCTGGGACAAGCCTGATTTGACTAATGATGAGTTAAATTTGTATATTACTGTCTGCACAAACTACGTTAGACAGAAACATATTCAACAAAGAATAGACAGGCTCAACACAATGCTCAACGACACTGATAATGAGCGTGATATGACATTGCGTCTTACTGAGCTTATAAAGGTCACCAGCGAGGAGCTGAACCAATGTGAGAAGAGAATCGAATCTTTGACTAAAGACCTCAACGGAAGCCGTCAGGCGCGTTTAAAGGCAAGAGGAGAGCAGAACGGGAGTATCGCTGCGTTAGTTGAAGCATTCCAAGAAAAGGAAGAGCGTGATCGTATGATCATGATGGCAGAGATGCAGAACAGGCTGATCGAGGAAGAAGCTGACCGTCTTGAGTCCATGGACGAATACAAAGCTCGTATTTTGGGAATATCTAAAAAGGAGATGCTGTAATGGAGTTTACTTGTTTAGAATGTGGTAAACAGTTTGATAACAAGCGTAGTTTCCACGCGCACCTAAAAGCACACGCACTTACCATAGGTGATTACTATGTTAAGCATTACAACAAGAAGGATTTATATACTGGTGAAAAACTTGCTTTCAAATCTTATGATAGGTATTTTAGGGATGACTTTAATAGTCACCGTAATTTTAAGCTCTGGATTGACGAGTCTCCAAGAGAGGATGTCAAAACATACATACAAGCGAAAGCGCAAGAAAAGTTTGAGCTAAAAGAAATAAAGGTATCGCCCCCGAACCTTTATTATGATTTGTGCAATATGGCGAATATCGCCGACTACAAGAAAATTTGGGGTTCTTATTCTAGTTTCTTGGATGACATTGGAGTAGAGAATTACTTTAAGTCAAATCTACCAAAAGATTTCTGGAAGTATGATTATTCTACCATTCCTCTGTTTACAGACACCAGAGAGAAGGCTCCCCTCAAGTTTAAGGACTCTGTTACCAACAAGTTAGACTTTGGCGATTATACGGCCAGAGGTGACCTATATACAAAAACATTTGTTGACCGCAAGTCACAGGATGACTTCAGGCAGACCTTTGGCAAGGACATCGAGAGGTTCAGGAGAGAGATGGACCGTTGTGTTCAATTTGGGTCATATATGTTTGTTGTAGCGGAGACAACCATAGACAAACTAGAAACAGACAACAAGACTTCCAAGTTTAAGTCTAATCTTGGTTATCTATGGCACAACATAAGAAGTTTAATTATAGACTACCCCAAAAACATACAAATCATATTTGCACACAACAGATCGGGTGCGAAGAAGATTATACCGCGAATCTTATATCATGGCGATAAGCTATGGGATGTTGATTTACAATTTTTTATAAACGATAGAATAAATGTCTTGGACAAAAGGAAAACAAGGATATCGTCTTGAGTATTCTTCTCAAGAGCTTAACAATTTTCTAAAAGAGATTGATGGCGGTATCAAAGAAGAAGAAGCGAAGTATTTGCTATACAAATTCTTACGCAACAACATAGCATTTACTTCTGAGCTATTCTTAGGAGTTAAGCTATTCCCTTTTCAGGCGATGGCTATCAAGGGCATGATGGTCTCAGACTATTCCATGTTCGTTTTCTCGCGTGGTATGTCTAAGACGTTCTCTACCGCGATCTATGTCCTACTAGAGTGTCTACTAAACCCTAATTCAAATATAGGTGTTATTGCAGGTAGCTTTAGGCAATCAAAGCAAATCTTCCAAAAGATGGAGGATATTGTTAGTAAACCTGAAGCCAGCCTAATTAAAGAGTGTGGATTTAAAATACAGAAGGGAACTGACCAATGGACATTAACTTTAGGCAAAGCTAGAGCGATAGCTCTGCCGTTAGCTAACGGTGAGAGGTTGCGTGGATTTCGATTTAACAGAATTGTCTTGGATGAGTTTTTGACAATCCCTGAAAAGATTTTCAATGAAGTTATCATACCTTTCCTTGGTGTGGTGGAGAATCCTATCGAAAGGGAAGAGTTGTATAATTTAGAATCCAAATTAATCGACAAAGGCGAGATGACAGAAGATGATCGGTATATTTGGCCTAACAACAAATTAATAATTCTTTCATCTCCATCATTTAAGTTTGAGTATATGTATAAGTTATATAAAAAATATGAGGACTTAATTCATGGATTATCTGTAAAAGAGGGTGATGAGGAGGACTCATTTAAAGATGATGCTTATAGACTAATAATGCAGCTTAGTTACGACTGCGCCCCGCCAAGATTGTATGATCAAAACCTGCTTAAACAGGCAAAGGCTACAATGAGCGAGATGCAGTTCAAACGTGAGTTTGGAGCGCAGTTTATTGATGAGAGTGATGGCTACTTTAGATTATCAAAGATGGCGGCTTGCACGATACCTGATGGGGAACTTCCAGCAGTGGAGGTGGTGGGTAATCCTAGTGATGAATATTTGTTATCGTTTGACCCCAACTGGGCGGGTAACACAAGTGCTGATCATTTTGCGATGCACGTTTTTAAATTAGACAGAGATACTCAAAAGATCTGCTTAGTTCATAGCTATGCTATAGCTGGTGTTTCTCTAAAGCACCACATGGAGTATTTCCTGTATATAATAGAACATTTTAATATTGTTGGTATATGCGGTGACTATAATGGAGGAGTCCAGTTTATAAACTCCTGTAACGAAAGCGCACTATTTAAATCCAAAAGTGTTAAGATAGGGGTTATAGAGGTTGATTTAGAAAAACCAGAAAACTGGAACTCAGATATCATCTCATTTAAGAATCAATATAACGTAAGAGAAAAAAATTACTGCATACTTAGAAAACCTACATCTAACTGGATTAGAAATGCTAATGAGATGTTGCAAGCAGCAATAGACCATAGGAGAATATTATTTGCCTCTAGAGCGATAGACTCTCACTTTGATGAGCAGAGAAAAAAGAATATACCCATTGATAAATTAAAATGGGACATAAAAGCACCCAAAGCTTCTAAGGGTGCAATGATGATAGACCTGCTTGACCATCAAAAGTATGTGGTTGAACTTACAAAGTCAGAATGCGCCAACATTGAGGTCATAGCTAACCCACAAGGCTCTCAGTCATTTAACTTGCCTCAAAATCTCAGAAGACAGAAAGGGCCTAACAGAGCTAGAAAAGACTCTTATTCTGCTTTGGTTTTAGGCAATTGGTATGCGAAAGTATTCTTTGATGCGGAAAACGCCTCTGTAGAAGAAAAACCCCACGGAACATTTATTCCATTTGCGATTTGAAAAGTTTAAAAGTTACTTTTATAACTTTAGTGTAAACTTTGATATGGCTCGCAAATATACCAAAAGATCAGAATACTGGGAAAAGTTCAACAAGAAGGAGTCTCCAATTGAAGGGCTTTTAAATCAAGAGGATGAATTCATCCCCGAACTCATAGGTGAGCCTATATTTAGTTCTAGCAATGCCTCTAGGTTAGATTCACCTACCGCAAGAACTAATGCTAGAACAAATACAGTAGCTATTAATGGATTGGGGAATAAATTTGAAAATATTAAAAATGGGATTCTGCCATTTAATTACGAGAAAGATTCTGCTGATGCGAAAGAAGCGGTAGAACTTTGTCAGAAAGCTTACTTTAATATTTCATCTTTTAGAGGAACTGTAGATCTACTCTCTGAGTTCGCAGATTCTGAAATTTATCTTGAGGGCGGTAATGACAAATCAAGAAGGTTTATTGATGCTTGGTTCAAAAGAATTAGGATGCACAACCTAAAAGAACAATATTTCAGAGAGTATTACAGATCTGGCAATGTTTTCTTTTACAGGATGGACGGGAAGATCCCACTGAAGAACTCTCAAAAAATGTTAGAGGCTTACGGGGCTAGTGTTAGAAAAGAAATACCAATCAGATACCTACTGATTAATCCTACCGACATTGCTACAAAAGGGTCTGTATCATTTAGTGGTTATGAGTATTTCAAGGTATTAACTCCATTTGAGATTTCTAGGCTACAGAAGCCAGAGACAGAGCATGAACAAGAAATGTTTGAGTCATTGCCTCCAGACATTCAAGTGGCCCTACAATCAGGCAAGAACTCCTATTCTATGACTAGGATTCAAATAAAATTAGATCCACAGTTACTTCATGTAATATTCTCTAAGAAACAAGACTATGAGCCTTTAGCAATACCAGTTGGCTACTCTGTCCTTGATGACCTTAACAGAAAGATAGAACTTAAAAATATTGATCAGGCTATTAGCAGATCCATTGAAAATGTTGTGTTGCTTGTGACTATGGGCAACGAACCAGACAAGGGTGGGGTAAACCACAGGAACTTGGCGGCGATGCAGCAAATATTTAAAAATCAAAGTGTGGGTCGAGTTCTTGTATCTGACTATACAACAAAAGCTGATTTTATCATTCCAGATATTCGTAAGGTTGTTGGACCTGAAAAGTATGCTGTGATTAACAAAGATATCGAAGAGGGATTGCAGAATGTTCTTATCGGAGACTCTAAGTATTCTGATACGCAAATTAAAATGAAAGTTTTCTTTCAGCGTTTAGAAGAATCTCGTAGAGCATTCTTAAATGACTTTATTAACCCAGAGATAAGAAGAGTTTGCAAGGCTGCTGGCCTTAGAAACTTCCCTGAAGCTAGGTTTGCTAAAACTGACACAATGGATGACAACAACCTTTCTAAGCTCGCCACAAGGCTTATGGAGCTTGGTGTGTTGACTCCAGAGCAAGGTATGCAGGTCGTTCACACAGGTGTGTTCCCAGAATCTAAGGACATGGATGCAGCACAAACAAAATTTGTAGATGATAGGGAAAAAGGTCATTACATGCCTTTAGTTAATACTATCAACCTTTATAACGAAGCAAATGATGATGCGCCAGAGCCAAAACAAGATCAACCTGTATCGCCATCTGGTGGCAGACCAATAGGAGTTTCTAACTCGTCCTACTCTAAGAAAAATATTGTAGAAGCTACCAAGATGCTGGGTGAATTCGAGCTTTTAGCATTTAGAGAATTTGCTTCTAAGTTTGGACTTAAAAGAATGTCCAAGCAGAAAAAAGAGATGGTTACAAAAGTTTGTGAATCAATTGTTATAGCAAAAGAAAAAGATGAATGGGAGCCAGCTTTAGCTGAGATTGTAGGTGATTTAGATAAAATTACTGAGCTTGGAGTTCACTCCAAAGTTCTTGAGCTAGGGTGCCAACATCAACTAGATGATCTATCTTCTGCAATTTTATATCATTCAACTCAAATTTCTGTGTAAGAAAAAGTATGTCATTGGATGATTTTAAAATTTGCCAATTTGAAGCCTCGGTAAGAAAGATAAAAGACGAGGAGTTTGAATCATTTGGCCTGTCTCAAGGTAATATTCAAGAGACGGCAGCTAACTTGCTTCCAGATGATTTCGATCCAGATCAGAATATTGATGTATTGCCAGTTGTTTTTAACTTAGCAAAAGTTAATGAGTTCAACAAAAATGGCGATGGCATTGATGCAAAGACTGCTATAGCTGCTATAAAAAGATTTATCAATAAGCCAATTAATATTGAGCATAAAAAAGATAAGATCGTCGGCCACATGATTAATGCGTCCTTCTCAGAACGAGAGTTTGACTTTAAAAATAACGATATTGAATCCTTTGCCGACAAGAAGGAGCCATTCTTTATGAATGCAGCAGGTTTAATTTATAAATCTGTTTATCCCAAACTTGCTGATGCGATTGTTGCAGCTTCAGAAGAAGACGATCAATCATATCAAAGCATATCGACAAGTTGGGAGTTAGCGTTCAAAGAATTTGAGGTCGCAGTTGGATCAAAGTTTTTAGAAGATTCAACCATTGCAACGGGTGCCGAAAAAGAAGACCTGAAACAATATATCAGGGGTTTAGGTGGCAAGGGCGTAGACCCTAAAGGTAACCCTGTTAACAGATTAATTGTAGGCAAAACATTCCCTCTAGGAGCAGCGTTAACTAGAAACCCTGCTGCTGCTGTGAAGGGTATATATGTTGAGGAAGATGAATCTAATAATAAAAAATTAGAAAAAATTTCCCGAAACGCTAATATTAATGTAAAGTCAGACAAATTAAAAAACATTTTTAATATGGATAACGAACAATTCGAAGAACTTATTACTAAGTTAACTAAGAGTGTTGCTTCCGCTGTGAAGGAGGACTCTGAGGCTAAATCGGTGGGCGAGAGCATTCGTGATACTCTCGTCCAGCACAACGAGTCTTGGACCTCCAAGATTAAAGTTGAGCAGGAAGCCAAGGCTAATGCCGAGGCAGAGCTTGAGGAGCTTAAAAGCTCTTTCAAGGAAACAAAAGAAGAACTAGATGCTCTTAAGAATGAAGTCGAAGCTAAAGCTGCGGTTGATCTCTTTAATGATCGCATGAACTTCATCGACAGCGACTACGACCTGAACGAGAAAGAACTCGCTCTGGTTACTGCTGAAGTTAAAGGACTCGGTTCTTCTGAAGAAGATTTTAATTCCTATAAGGAAAAGCTTGAGGTCATTTTTGCACACAAGCTCAAAAGCAATATCGAAGCTCAAGAAGCTGAGATCAAAGCTCGTATTGATGAGGCTGTAGCTAGCCGTGACCCTGAAGAGGGTGGCGAAGAAGAGGCAGCTGAAGAAGAAGAGTGTTGCGAAGAGGAGCTTGAAGTTGAAGCGGAGGAAGCAGAAGCTTCTATCCCCAACAACAACGCTGACGCAAGCGAGCAAATTTCTTTTGTCGAGAGACTCAAGAAGAACTTCTCTGTAGAAGTTACTAACTAACTAACTAAAACAAATTATGGCTAACGAAATTACACGTTTATTGCCGTTTCGTCAATACGACGAGAATGATGTTATCAACTTCTATTCTCTCGATGCTGAAACGGGCGAGGCGGGTTCTGTTGTTAAGATTAGCGCTGCTAATCTGAGCGATGATCCTGTCAAGTATGTTGAGCGAGGGGATTCCGATTCCTTCCTTAACGTGCAAGCCAAAGCGCTTTCGCTGTATCCAGAGGTTCCCTATAAGGTTACCAAATGTGATGATACAGGTGCTGGCGTTAAGGCGTTGGGAATCATGTTGCGAGATGTTCGCAACAAGGATGAAAATGGTGAGAATCTTCTTTACTATCCGCAGAAAAAAGAAGAACTCCAGTGCGTTGTTTCTGGTGAGGCTGTTCCCGTGGCGACTCGGGGTCTTTTCACCATTAATAGTAAAGGACTTACAAACGGGGTTGTTCCTTCTGTGAACGATTACGCTTTGCCTTCTCTTAACGGAACTATCACTGGTATCGCAAGTGCTACTCCTGCTAAACATGCAGAGCACCACGGTCACAATATCGGAACCTTCATTGCTACTGGCTTGAGGGAATCACAAGGAGGCACCACCGATGCATTTGCTGGTGCTTACGCAATTCTTAAACTCCGCTGCTAATATTTTACGATCATGAAAATCACAATTAAAAGAACTGAAGATCAGTTGGCTCTTATCAGAGCTATGGGATCTAATAATCGTGAAGAGGCTTATGAGGCACAGGCAGCAGTTGCAGAACTGCTTGGACCTGTAGTGTCTGAAGTTATCAACAACGCTCCTACCATTGGAAATCTGTATACCACAATTTCCTATGGAGAAGATGATAACCCATCCTTGCCTTTGGATCTTTTCCACGACATTACTGATGAGGACTACATCGAGGTGTATTCTCAGCAGGTTGCTGGTGGCCTTCCTTACAGTCAAGTGTTTCCTGCTCACAACGAGCTTAAGTTCACGACTTACAACTTGGACAGTGCTCTTGCGTTTGATCGCAAGTATGTCCGTAAGGCGCGTCTTGACGTTGTTAGCAAGACCTTTACTCGGATGGCTCAAGAAGTTTTACTTAAGCAAACGACTACCGCTTTCAACGTCCTTGCGACCGCTCTGGTCAAGGGAACTGGAACTGGAACTACCGCTGGTGGAAGCATCATCGCTTCTGACACGGAGAATCGTTTTGTCCTTGCAGACTTCAATAACTTAATCACGCTTAGTAAGCGCATGAACAGCTCGTTCAGCGGTGGCACCCCTGTTGGTGGCATCAAGTCTGGAATTACTGACCTTCTGGTCTCTCCAGAGATGACTGAGGAGCTTCGTGCAATGGCTTACAACCCAATCAGCACGGCTGCTGCCCCTGTGGGTGGAACTCCTACTGATGGACAAATGGCACCAGAGGCTCTTCGTCAAGAGCTTTTCAGTGCTGCTGGTCTTCCAAGCTTCTATGGAATTAACATCACTGAGGTTAATGAAATGGGAGTTGACCAGAGGTTCAACAAGCTGTTCGCAGCAGTTGTTGCTTCTGAGGGAGCTACCGTTGTCGGTGGTGGTGGTGGAACCTTCGCTCAAGGCTCAGATGAGATTCTCATCGGTGTTGATCGCGCTAAGGAGGCTCTTATCCGTCCTGTGGTTGTTGGCGAGGGATCGCCTTCTGAGCTGCAAGTTCTTGTTGATGATCAGTTCTCTGTTCGTCAGAACAAGATTGGTTACTACGGTAAAGTCGAAGAGGGTCGTATTTGTATCAATAATAAGGCTC